CCGTAACTTCTGCAATAAATTTTGGCTCAGGAACTACTTGACCAATACTTGTTGAAGCTGAATTTCCAGTGACACTTACATTTGCTAATCCAGTTTGAGCTGTGGATCCTATGGAGGTATCTAACTGGTCTTCTGAAGCAAAGACAGTTATATCTTGATCAATTTTTAAAGAACTTATGCCTTGTGTAATTGTAAGAAGATCAAAACCAGATACTGATAAACTTACATCAGTAATAGGAGTAACGCTACCTTGTGATGATGTAAGTGATTGACCAACCGCTTGCGCAGAAAAAGCACCGCCCCAAACTAAATTACCCCAAGTTCTTCTACCCCAACCTTCACCAGTTAATTGAGTTGGCTCTATTGAAACTGATCCTATTGATGTTGAAGCAGAAATTCCAGTGACATCTTGTTGTCTACCTAAAGCAATAGATTCACTTCCTATAGAGGACGTGGCTGCTATACCGGTAACTATTGGAGTTACACCTATATCTAAAGAGATTGATCCAACGCTTGTTCCTGATGCTATTCCTGTAACATTAACATTTGCGTTGGCTGCCGTTGTGGCTGTGCCTGTGTCTGTTACTAATCCCGTTTGTTGACCCCATGAAGCATCACCCCAAGTTCTTTCGCCCCATGTGGTAGGAATGCCAGGTGCGGTTACAATTACAGTAATATCTGCCACCTGGCCCTCCTTTTAAATTATGCGATTCTTAATATTGCTGCACTCGTTGTAAATGCTGGGAACTGAATAGTAAAAGTTCCTGCAGTGGCAGTTTTATCTCCACCAAAATCTAAAACCGCTACAGCTGGATCACCAGTTGCAGTGTCATTATAAATTAATGCACCTCTAGCAGTCAGAGTTACTCCTACGAAAGACAGATCAGAAAAATCTGTGATAGCTGTGTTTGTTGCTAAAGACGTTCCTGTATTTACAAGTGCTTTACCACCTGAAGAGTATCCACCTGTTGGTGATGATACTTCGTTTCCAGTTGTAAAAGATGTTGTCGATTTTCCTAAAGTAGCCGAGTTAGTGTACATTGATAGTTTAAATGTATTACCACCTGGGTTACTAAAATTGTGTGTTGCCTCTAGTAATTGTTTTTTGAAAGAATTACAGATTGCATTAGTTGTTATAGCCATGTTATCTCCTTATAAATTTATGGTGACGGTGAAGGAACTTTAATTCGAGGAACTCCACTGTCGTATTCTCCTCTTCTTCGTCTACCCATTTGTTGTAGGGCAAAAGCTTGTATACTTTCATTGTACCTTTGAGAGTATTGATTGTAAAGATCGGCAGGGCCTTTTAGGTAGCCAAAAGCTTCTTTTAAAACTCCATACAATAATAAAGCCTCCTGGTGTTGAGAAAGGAATGTGTTTGTAGAACTATCAAAATGTGGTGGATCTTTAATGTAGTTAATTTGAATAGTATATGCTTGATCAGGAGTTGGTGCTAATAATATATTTGTTTCATCCCAATTAGCATAGAATTGAGGTTGCCCTAACACTGTATCATTTGGAGCATATTCTGAAATAAAACTAGTGTCTCTTTTTTGAAGAAAAGCTCTTACATTTGAACTGATAATTTGAACAGATCTTAAAATCAATAAATCAGCTGGCATAGAAACATATCTATTAGAAGCTGTTGTAGTCGAATTAGAATATTTTCTAAGATCATCATAATCTACAGCACCAGCTATTTCTAATTCAGTGTTTCTGATAAATTGATCTAATAAAGCATCAGTTAAAACATTGCTATCTACCTCTGTGTAGTTTCTGACTTGTGTTAAAAAATTTGTATATGTTATAGCCATTATGATATTCCTACTGTTACTTCTCCAATTTGAGCTTTGGCTTGTCTTCTAATATTCTGTAAAGAAGGGTCTCTTGGTTGCATAGAGTTTATTTCTCCATTAATTGTCTCTGTTTGAAAAACTTGAAAAGCAAACTGACCAGGTAATGTAAGGTTAGCAACTGCTTGCCCTTGGCCACCTGATCCAGCAATTGTATCATCATTTTGAAAAGGCACTTCAGGTTGTTGAAAATCTTGTGCTCTAGAATTTTGTAAAGCAATAGCATCAGCTACAACTCTTTTTCTTCTAATTTGTGGATGCTTAGGCTCAAATTCTGATGTATGTACTAAAGAACCATTCCATTCTCTTACCATTTCTGGATAAGGAAACGCCATACCAGATCTATCTGATATTGCTAATGATCTTTTACCTTTTGCGAATGTTCCCATTATTTTTTACCTCCAGGACCTAAAGCTTTATCCACCATTGATGCTTTTGTAGGTTTATAACCATATTCTTTCATTAATTTTATTAATGCTTGATCATTGTTCATTTTTTCACTAACTAAATTTATTGCTTTTCTAGCATCAAAATTAGCTTTGTTCATTAAATAAGAAAAAGCTTTTTGTGCTAATTTATTTGCAAATAGTGCAGGCATTATACTCCGTCTCCAAAAAATGTTTGTGGTGAAATGTATAAAGAAGTTCTTGAACCATCTTCATCTAAAGCTCTTTTCATTTCATCTTCGTAAGCTAGCTTTAACATTTGTGTTTTTTCAGCAGCTTTCATAAATGAAAGATAATAAGCCAAACCAGCAACCATGCATGGTAAAAATCTGTAAGGTGTGTCAGGAGTATTTCCATATGCTCCTGCGTCTTCAATTCTATTTATCGAATAGTATTTTAAAGTTGTGTATGTACTAGCATCGGGTGCTTGATATAAATTTATTATAGGAGTTATTTGTCTATCTACATAATATTGAGAAGGTTGTCCTGTAGCATATTTATTAGGAAGAGCTGCATAAGCAGATCTATCTATTTTAGTTAAAGAAACATCTTGTGTATTGATGTTATTTCCAGCAGCATTTGTAGTAGAAATAAAAGCTTCAAGAACATCGCTCACAGCAGCAGGTGTAGTATAATTAGGTTGACCTGCCACTAAAGCAGCTTCATTTAATTCTACTTTCCAAAGATGAACTCCTCTATTTCCCCATTCAGAAAAAAGTAAATTTAAATTACGTCTAGCTCTTTTTAAATCATAGCCTGATTGAGTAGATAAACTACATCTCTCATATGCCTCATCAATAACTTCATCAATGTTTAAATTAAATGCTGTTGTCCCTGAACTTGCCATTATAAAACTCCTTTATAGTAATCTACCATACCACCCGTGCTTGCTTTAGCAAAGGTCTTCACATTAGTTGGCTTTCCACCAGGATTTCCTGCTGCTCTCTTTCTTGCAACAGCAGAACGCCTTTGCGATTCTGTCATTCGGGCTGCTTTTGCAGCAGGCACGCATTTGGGGTACCCTCTTTTTGATCCACTTGCAGATTTTCTTCCACATTTTTTATACCCTCCTCCTTTTTTAGGTGCCGATATATCTACCCAGTTTTCTTTGAACCATGTTTTTAATCCGCCCTTTTTCATACCAGCAGGAACACAATTAGGAACCATCTTATTACCTTTTTTCTTCATTCCCTTTTGTTCGTATCCTACCCAGCATGAACCTCGTTTACTCATCAATCATGCCTTTGTAATAATTCACTAAAGATTTATTAGAAATTTTTTTACCATTAATCTCACCTTTAATATATGAACCATTATATCCTCCAGTGCTAAAAGTTTTAGTAAAAGTAACTGTAGCACCTTTAGTTTTTGTTTTAAAACCAGAACTAGATTTTGATTTACCTTTATTTAAAGTAAGATCTAAGTATGAATTTTTCCCTGTTTTAAATCTCTTATCATAAGATATGCTTTTATCTTTTGTTTTGTAGTCTTTAAATCCTTTCATAGATTCCGTTGTATCTGTTTTTCTAAGATTTAAATTTCCATATTTAGTACCAATACCTAAACCCCCTGAAGTAATATCGGATTTAATTTTACCCTCAACAGTAGATTGTTTTGTCATACTTGGAGAAACTTGAACAGGGCCAATCTTTTTTTTAATATTAGTGAAAACACCTTTATCAGCTTTAATAACTCCACCCATAGCTTTACTAGGTTTAGGTCCTCTAAAGTCTTTTCTTTTTACACCAGATGGGTCTTTGATTTTACCTGCACATATTTTAGATGCGTAAGCATTAGCATAGGCGCTAGGGTATACAGCAAATTTTCTTTTTGCTGCTGCTTTACCTCTAGGACAAAGTTTAGTCATTTAATCTCCTTCTTTAGTGGCCACTTTGAGAGATGTTTTCTCCTTTGAGCGGTTGTACAACTTCTTTGATTGTATCACTTTAGGCTTAAATAGGCTAGACCCTAGACTTTTTGCGATTGGATTTACGTTTGATGGCTTCGATAACTCT